AAATGTTCTCCTTTATTTCCTGATAAACCATAACCAGATGATGTCGAAACATTCATTCTGCGTAAATAATCATCCTCTAAATCTCCATTGATTGCATAAGTTAATTCTAAAGGATTAACTTCAGGTAACTTAAAACGATCCACAAGTTCCTGTATAATAAAATTCATAAGGTCATCGCGTAAAGGGTACTTTTCACAAGTTATTTTTTCAAGACCTATATTTATTGGGTGTATATAGTTTCCCTCTTGATCGTATTTGTGTTTCATTAAAGGGGGACCAAACTCTTTATCTATTATAAAATTATTTTTAGTCAATATTTCCTTTACTTTACCAGAATATGAAGTTTTTATTAAATTAGATTTGTTATTAAAATGTATAGCACCACCTATACGTCCGTAATATTCTGCCCCAAACAGAGGCATATAACGGAAAGGTGATTTTCCATTGGGTTCAAACATTTGTTCGCGTACGATATTACCTTCTGACAAAATGTCCATATAGGGATTTTGTATCTTATTTATAGCATTAATTAACATGGGACGAGTAACGATAGCAGCATACGAATATTCTAATTTTTTCCAGCCTGCACTATGTATACCTGCTATAATAACACCATTTGCATATTCTATACTAACAGGAAGACCGCATTTCCCTGCTTTGTGACTTTTCCATTTATATGTTAGAGTACGTTTGTGTTTTACTATAGACTTATCATGTGGATTACATACTTCTAATGGTTCATCTAAATATTCTACTCGAGTTAAATCTCCATCTATCATTCCATTAACACTACCTTTCCACTTTTCAAAATCATTAAAGTGTTCAAGAACATCTCTAAATTTAATTTGATTAAGTCGTACCAAAACTATATCTTCAGTTACATATTGTAAATTTTCTTCTAATAGAAAAGTATTTTTAAATTGGTCTTGTATAGGATTTAAGGCGCCTGTCTCACAAACTTGTATCATGACACCTTTACTCAAATCACCTAGACAATGTCTGTTAATTAATGCATATGCTCCTTGTATACCAAATATATAAGTATCACCATCATCTCCTGGGACACCAACATTACACCTTCTAGTATTTCTAGCGATAGCACTCTGTAAACTTTCTAATGTATTTTTATGTTTTGGTGGCTCTACTATATGTCGTACTGACCAAATTTTACTTCCATTTTTATTTACTCTTTTAAGAGACCTTCCACAATGTGAATCAACTTCCATCTTTGTAATTTTACTATTATCATCTGATTCTAATTTAAAATTTGTCTCTGTTTCTGGGAAAAAACTATTAAATATTATATTTTTATCTTCTTTCTTTTTTGGTTTACTCCTTGTATATGCTTTATATGATGCAGCTACTGCTACTATCAATATTAAAGGTCCAAGAACATCTTTATTTCGCTTCCAAAAATTTGAAAACAAATGATCTTGATATCCATGTCCACTATAATAAGATAAGTTGCCTATTCCTGTGTCTAATAATGAAAATATTTTCCCTCTTGTTTTATTAAAATAAATAGTAAGTCCTGTAATTACTACAGGGGGAAGCGGTGAATTGATCGTTATCGCAGTCGATGCAAATAACAAGGCAATCAGTGGATTCCATATTATAAATAATGTAGTGATCGCTCCTAAAGAGGACACACTTGAGAATATCCAACGTGATCTTTTTGACATTGTGTTACAGAAAAAATTTGATAAGTGTAAATATTGCAACACACACCAAAAGCTTGATCCAACTACTCCTGCTAAAGAACCTGAATATATTACAAATAATGCTGAAGTGAAAACTTTCCAATATGAGTCTCCACTTACATTTTCTTCTCCTATATGTATTTTATTTTTAAAATTTTCGTCTAAATCACTAGTATTTAAAAATTTAAGATCTTCCTCAGTCGACGAAATACTATGATCTATATCTGCCTTAAAATCGTTAGACTTCTTAGGTTCGAATAAATCTTTCAAAAAATTTCCTTCAGTTACAATCTCCTTTTCATCACACGGTGTGTGGACTTCTTGATCAACCAAGTGATCTTTGAGATCTAATAAAGTGGTATTAATAAAATTTTCCTTCTGTTCAATACCGTCAATAACTAAAACATCTTTATCCACATAAAACCAAGGATCAGAATCTGGTCTCATCAGTCTCTCTTGTATACCTTTCTGGTGTTCAAAGTGTTTACGTACATCATTTCTCATCCATTCAGTAAATCCGCGTATAGTTCCCTCAAATTCTGTCTTAGAATGTCCAGTAATAGGACTTGTTTCTGACTCAGCTGCATTAGGATTAAGAGTCCCAGTAACAACAAAACTCTTAACAGTTATTTTCCACTTATCATACCAATCAGCATCACTTTCTAACGATTTCTGAGGATCTATCTGTGATGAATTATCAATACGAAAATCAGGTAGTACTGATATATATACTCGCTTAAAGCGCCTATAAATAGCATATTCATTATAAAAAAGATCTTTTGCATGCAAACCTGGATTATTAGTATCCATTAACACGAGTTGAGCTTGGAACCAAACTTTTCCTTTAAGTTCTGCAGCGGACATGTTTAATGACATTGGTCTACCATCCACTAATGACAATAACTTTGAAGTACTCGGATCTCCCGTCTTCATAACAATTTCTCTAGATTTATTACCAGGTTCAGATATATGTGCACGTGGTTGACTAAAATATCCTTCATCATATTCGGAATCTATTGTAAAATGATATGTATCAAGTGGATCATATGGTCTCCCTGGTCTCATTTCCATCTCAAATACCTTCTCACAATATTCTTGGAAAATAGATTTGCCAACACCTGGACCACTAACGATCATTAAAGCATAAGGAGTTTGTCTGTTTAAACCAGCAAACATACCTTGCATTCCTACTAAAACAACCTGTAATTTTATCATATAATCTGTAATTTCTTTATATGCAATATCTTTTTTTGACATAAATTTTTTTATACCAGCTGCAGTATCCAAAGCATTCTTAACATCTGACATATAGGCTAATCTACAAATTTTTCCCGCAATTGGGAGACCAATAGTCGTAAGATCTCTCATTCCATATAGTATACGTAATTTTTCTACTAATGAAGAACGAGGATCTTTATGCAATAATACATCCATCACTGGTACTTTGGCATTAATCATATCCCCACACTTAAGTAATCCAATAACGGCGCTAAAACCATGCGAAATTCCCTCAAGAATTGTCATTGGTTTAGACTCACCTAAAACAGCAAAAACTTTTTTAGCAGTATCTTTAGAGAAAACTTTATATGATGCTATCAACAGCATAACATCTTTTATAATACTAACTAATTGTGAAGAAATAATCATATGAAATACATTGCTTGCTTTTTCAACAAAGTTTGAGGCTGACTCTGTAACTACATGAGTCAAATCCTTCAATGCAAGACTAAACTTAAACTCTTTAATTATTTCATTATATTCTAATCCTAAACTAGTAAATAAGGTATGAAATGCACTTATTATATGATCCCAAGTAGGAACTGTTACAATATGATGTACAAACTTCGTAACCTGAATCAATAAATTTACTAAAGTTGTATTAATATATGAATTTTCTACTTTAGTAAAATGTTCAAATAATGGATATAATTCACTCATATTTCCATATATACTCTGGAACCACGCTTTTATTGTGGTTATACCTAGACCATACCCAGAGTAACCAATACCACCTTGTACTTCCATAAAACTATGTTGTCCCATACCAGATTCGGTGATAATATCATCTTCTACATAATGTGAATCCATTTCAGCTAATTTAATAGCTAATTTCCGTACGTAATTAGGATGTATACACTTTGATCGGTTATTACCGTATATTTTTTTATTTGACAAAAAAGCTAAATATGAATAATCTGAGTCTAAATGCTCAGGAATTCGCTTCTTTAGTCGTTTTTCTATATGTTTTTTATTGCGCTCAATTTTTTCTTGTAAGCGTCTATCTTTTTCAACACTCTTTGTCTTTAATTTATTCTTCTCACGATCTATAAAAGACTGTATTAATTGCCTTCCTAACATATCCTCAATAAGTGAAAATGTCAAAGGTCTATTTTCTCCATCAAATGCAATGTGGTCTTCTTCTTCTAAATCACCTTTTTTCCAAAAGTATTCAGCCAATTCTAAAGAAACACCAAATTCAGCACATAATGATAAATTAGGGTGTAATTCCAACCAACGAGTCTCCACTTCTGGGAGGGTATATGATTGGTCAGAATCACCAAAAATCTTATCATAACATAATTGTTCATCTAAACCATCAAATTCAGCTGAACTTCCATTACTACCTACATCTAAATCAGACATTGAATAATCAGTGTCATCAGAATTATAAAATCTATGTCCTAGTGAAGAACAAGTTTTAACTTTTGATATGCCAGCCATTTCAGGAACTCTGGTCATATCTGGACCTTGTTTATCAATTAATGAATCCGTTTCCGGATTCTGCACTTGATTCATACTCAGTCGGTCTACTGGAGTATCTACATGCAAATTACCGTGAGTGGTGACGTTTATCGTCCTAGGGACACTGTCAGAACTCATCATGGTTAATTTTAAGGGTTCATTCTGCTAATCGCGTAAGTTATTCATTTCGTTATAAGGGCGTTACCTTATAAATCAATTCTCAAAAATACTAACGACTGATTACAACTACGGCCATTTCCGCGTAGTATAGGTATATGCCCTTAAGGGGCTTCGCTTTGAGATTCGGATTTTCTCCTCTTCTCGACCACAGCGAACGATATAAAATATATATCTAATTTGTGGCTCTAATATCGCACCACAGGTTATAAATAACCAAAAGCCTTCACGCGGCCAAAAGATTTCATCAAATCTTAACGTAAAATCTAAAATTTTAAAGAGACACTCACTGTCTCTGATGTGTTTTGACTTCATAAGTCAAAAATAAACAGCTCTGTTTTTTTGCTTCGCACAGAGTAAAACGTTTTCGAAAATCACTATTAAAACATAATTAATAATACTAAAGTATAAAGAAATATTTAAATTCGGAAAAATAAATATTTCAAATTACACTAATAGTACTACAGACTACATAGTACATAGGATAGTATTAACATAACAATAAAAACAAAAAATTCCATAAGTTCGGAAACTTA